TGCTGCGAGTGGGACTTATGATAAAACCCTTCGCGGCCATCCTGGCGTTTGCGATCGTGCTCGGCGCCTTGGTGCTGTCGTTTGTCTTCCTCTGGGGCATCGCCAGCCAGATCGCGCGCAAGAGCCGATGCGATCATGTCCGGGCTTTGCGTGAAAAAGCCCGATGCCTGGAAGTCGCCGGCTACCTCGAAGCCGCCGAGCAGTTCCGCGACTACGCCGAAGCCATCGAGGCCGGGCCGCCCAAGCAAGGCAAGGAGCCGCAGGCATGACCAATGATGCGCCTTATGGGACGTTTACGTGCAAGCTGTGCGGCTACACGGGGCCGCGCGGGTGGAGCGATGAAGAGTGCAAGGCCGAGGCTCGCGAGCTTTGGGACCCGCTCGACCCTGGCGGCAAACGTGAGACGGTGTGCGATCCGTGTTTTGAAGAGTTCATGGCCTGGATGGGCAGGGAGCATTCTGCATGACTGCTGCCGAAGAGTTATTGCTCCAGAAAATGCGCGATGTCAGTCAGGACCACTGGTGCGCGGGTTGGCTCTTTGACCTCGAGCGCGATCTCTACCGCATCGTATTCTGTGGCGCCGATCCCGACTACGGCTGGGGGCCAGTCAAGCCGGAAACCATCGCGCGCCTGCGCGAACTCGCAGAAGAGTGCGGCAAATGGTGGAGCTGGTCGGGGGACTACGACGAGGCCAACGAGACGCTCATCACCCTGGAAGAAGCTCACAAGCGCTGGAGCGAGTTTGACGACAGCAAAAGACCCACTGCCTGAAGGCTGGGAGAAAAGGCCCGGCGGCACCGCAGAGCATCCGCAGTATCGCTACCCGCTCGGCAACGGCCGCATGCTCATCGTGCTCCAGTTCAGCCCGCGCAAGTGGTACTACGGCGAGGGGGTGCTAGGCCGGCGCAAGGGGTGGATCGCGCGCGGCAAAGCCAAAAGTCGCAGTGAAGCCATCGCCATGGCCCATGCCTACCAGCGCAACACCTACGAGCAGAGATGATGAGGTATGCACAAACAACTCTGGCGCGTCTGTGCGCCGCACTTCGTCGCTGGGGTGGTCGTGCGCATGGATGGCTCGATCGCACAGTGCGCGCCCATCCTTGGTTGGCTCAAGTCCCGTGGGGAGCCCTGGTCGCGTTTGCGGGCGCTGCTGCGATCGCGCGGCTACGAGGTGACCAGGATTGGATGACGCTCGGTGCGTTTGCGCTCGTGAACGTGTTCTTCTATTCGGCCGGGCGGCTCGTTGAGATTCGGCACTTTCAAAAACAGGCCGATGAGGCCCAGAAGCTTGATGGCAAGATCATGCTGGAAGTGACCCGCCTCGGGATGGCCTATCAGAGGCTCCACATGCGTCACTTCAAGATGACCGGGGAGATCTACGGCGAGCCCGATCCGGTCAGTAGCCGCCCCCCGCAGGGCTTTGATGCCTGAAGAAGCCCCCACTAGAAGCCAAGGCGGCCCTGGGCTAATCTTACGGCCATGACCGAGGTCAAAGAGCCGCCCGAGGCGCTCGCGGAGGCCGTGCCCCAAGCTCAGATCCCCGCATCGCTTGCTAAAGAGCGCTGGGAGCACGCGCAGCTACGCGCGCTTGAAGATGAGATCTACCTCGAGAGCATGGGCATGCTGCGCGATGCCTTACGCTTCCCCGAACTCTCTGAGCAAGACCATCTCGAGCGCTGGAGCGAGGAACTTGGCTCAGGCGATCTGGCCCTGCGCCGCCGGGCCATCGCCGCCGCAGGTCAGATGCCGGCAAAAGATGCCCCCATCGCCTTACAGCTTGCTAAGAGTGTGGTGGTCGCCGTACACAAGGGGCGTAAAGATGCTGGGCTCGATGCTCAGCCTCTGGGGATCCAGGTCCAGATTGTGGTGGTACCACCCACATATCCCAAGCAAAGGCTGTCGGAATGAGTGTGCCCGATCGCGTGTGGTACCGCTCCCGGACCACGGGAGACCGGGGCTACGTCTACCAAGATGGCGAGCGGGTGCGCATCAAGCTCGACCGTCCCAATGAAGACATCTCCCGGCCGTTTCATTCGGGCGAATGGATTGAAGAGGCGGAAGTTAGAAACTTCACGCCCATGCAGCTGGCTCAGATCGCGTTTGTCGCCGACCGCCAGCTCTGCACGTTTTTGGGTGAGCATGCCGAGGCCAAGCTCGAGTGGCGTTCACTCAAAGAGGAAAAGCGCATCAAGTTCATGAAGGGCGGGCCCGATGGCCCCCAAATTCGCCAAGAGCTCTTCCGCGCGATGATGGGCATCTTGCGAAAGTATTGCTGACGATGGCGCGCGGTCTAAGCCACCTGCCCGTTGCCCCTGGCAAAGAGGCCGAGTTCCTCAACCGCGAGCTCACCCCCTACGTGCGAGATCTGGGCACTCAGGTGGGCGCCCTCCGGGTGGCGCTGGACGGCAAGCCTGACTTTGACGACTTGCCGCAGCTGCCGCAGCCATCGCCTCGGTACCTGCTCGACAAGCTCTCTGTGCCGGCGGTATCGGCGTTTTCGGTGGCAAGGCAACTTCTCTCGACCTACTACGGGCCCGCCATCCGCGTTCGGCGCGACGACAACGCCGAGCAGGACATTGCCTTCATCAACGGGCTGCTTGACCTTGCCGCCCTGATGCAGTTTGTGGGCTCGGGTTCGGGCTTTCTCCGCTGGCTCTATGACCAGTGCCCCGGTCGGCGCGATCTTGGCAACGCCACGGCGGCCGAGCAGCCCCGCATCGTCAATGCGGGAGTCCTTGAGACCATGGGCCCTAGCTCCCAGCCCGCGGCCTTTTTTGACGGCAGTAACGACCGCCTCACCGGCGTGGGCCCGGGGCTCACCGGTAGCCCCAACCTGACGGTCGGCTCTGCGGCGCAGTGGCTGAGCGCCAACGCGGTGTGGAGCTTTGGCTCGTCGAGCTCGTTTAGCTCGCGCATCTCGCTCTTTCGCAGCGGCACCGGGATGTCGGTGCTCTTCAAGGAGCACAACAACAGCAACAAGGCATTCACGCCGCTGGCTGACCCTGCCAGCGCCCCGATGTCTTACGTGATGCAGCATGCCGCCGGGGCCACGGTCAACACCGGCACGCTGCGGCAAAACGGCGTCGCGCTCTCGAGCCCGAGCTCGGCGGGCACCGCAGCCCTGACGCTCACCAACGACATCACCGTGCTAGGCAACGTGACCTCCAGCGGCTTTGCCGGGCAGTCCAGGCAAAACATGTTCATCGTGCTCAACGCGCTGCTCACGGGCGACAACCTTGGTCTCCTCGAGCAGGAGCTTACGGCCCATCTGACCTGAAACGCGAGCCACACCGGGAGAACGCGACCATGTAACTTGCACGATTTCGTCTACAAACCTTCGCCGTGGGGGGCGAAGTTTCATGCGCTGCAAGCCCCGCAGCCCGATGGCTCGGGCGTGCGCGAGGCGCTCGGCGCGGGCTCGGCTGGTCCCGGCAAGTCCATCGTGCTCTTGATGGACCCGCTCGAGCAGGTCCAAGTCGAGCACGAGCGCTGCATGGATCGCGACCATCCGTACGCGCTCCGCTGGGGCGAGTCGGTCGGATGGGCGTTGCATCTGCGGCGCCAGTTTCCGATGCTGGAGCTCAGCATCAGCCGTGCGCACAAGATCTTTCCCAAGATCGACCCCAAGGTCCGCTGGGACTCTCAAAAGCACACGTTCTTTTTTCGGTCGGGCTATCGCTATCAGTTTGGTCACTGCGCCAACAACGATGACTGGCTGATCTACGACAGCTTTGAGTTCACTTACATAGGCTACGACGAGCTCGTTCAGTTCGAGCGCGAGCAGTACGACAACATCAATACGCGCCGCCGCACCAGCGATCCGGTGCTGGCGAACATGCTCAAGATTCGCGCGATGAGCAACCCCGTGCGCCGGCGCGAGGGCAGCTACAACCCCGCGCCCGGAAGTAGCCCGCACTGGGTGCGCGAGCGCTTCGTCGAGCCGAACATGAACGGTGGGGTCATTCTCGAAGAAGAAAAAGAGGTCAACGGCCGCAAGATCTTGTACACGCGGCTCTATCTGCCGGCGCGCTTGAGTGACAATCCCGACCCCCTCTTTCGCAAGCAGTATGAAGAGCAGTTGGGCGACAAGCCCGCCCACATCCGCCAAGCGCTCTTTGAGGGCAACTGGTACCACACGCCCGACAGCTACTACGGCGATGACTGGATCGATGAAGTCCATGTCTGTCCGCCCCAGCGCATCCCGGCCACGTGGAAGCGTTTTCGTAGTTTGGACTGGGGCTACAAAAACCCTGGGTGCTGTTTGTGGTTTGCGATGGACGACGACGAGAATTTGTACGTCGAGCGCGAACTGACCTTCAAGAACATGGACGCAACGCAGGTTGCCAGGCGCATCCGCGACATCGAACAAGACGCCGAGCTCTGGGTCGGTGGCCGCAGCGCCATCACCGGGCCCGCCGACACGCAGCTCTGGGAAGAGCGTGGTGAATCGGGGCGCACCAAGGCCGAAGAGATGATGGCCGTAGGGGTGCACTGGGTGCCGGCTGACAAGCGCTCGCGCGCTCGCAACGCGCAGCGCTTTTTGTCGCGATTGAAAAGCCATGACAACCGCACCCAGCAGCCAGGCATCGTGTTTTTTGAAAACTGCAAGCAGTGCCGGCGCACCATCCCGTCGATTGCAGCCGACCCCAACGACTCAGAATGCCCGATGGACGGGGGCGATGACCACTGGCACGACGCGGTGCTCTACGGCTGCGCGTACGCGTCGCGAGGCCGCGCGGGCATCGCGCGCACTCGCCAGAACGACGAAGACAAAGACCCCGAGCCGCACTGGAGCGGCAAGGGCGATCGCAAAAGTCACAAGGCCCGTCACGTGGGGTACGGCACGAGGATCTAAGCCATGGCCGATGATGAGTACCAAAGAGACGAGTATGGCGGTAGCGATGACCCGAGCTTTGACCCGGTGATCGATCTGGGTGGCGAGCCCCCGCCCATCCCGCTGACTTACGACCAGAACTCCCCAAACCTCGTGCCCGAGCTGTCGATGACCGAAGAGGGTCGGGCGTTTGTGCGCAAGGTCGTCAAAAAGGTCCTCCGCGAGCACAAGTCCGCGTGGGAGTCGACCGAGGAATACCGCAGTAAGATGAACGCCAACTGGGACATCTTTCGCGGCAACCTCAAGCCCAAAGACCCGCCCTACGACAAGATGGCCAACGCGCACGTGCCCATCATGTTCGAGGCCGTCACGCGCCTGTACTTTCGCGCGCGCTCCGAGCTCTTTGGCGACTGGAGTAACGTCATGGGCGTGCAGCCCGTGGGGCCCGATGACAAGGAGGTCGCGCGGATTTTGACGTTGCATGGCAACTGGCAAATCCGCAACCAGTTGCCCGACTTCAAGCGCCAGATGCACCGCGGGCTCCTGACTTACATCGTCGTGGGCGATGTCACGACCCACAGTTACTATGACAAGGCCCGCCGTAGAAACGTGCACGAAGTCCTGACGCCCAACGACTTCACGGTGCCGTTTCTCTACACCTCGGTCGAGCCCGACTATTCAGACTGCCCGTTCAAGTCAAAAATCTTCAAAAAGTACAAGCATGAAGTCCAGCGCATGCGGGGCGACTGGCACGACGTCGACAAAGTGCTGGCGCGTAAGCCGCCGTCTGTGACTGACGACCCGGTCGATGAATCGCGGCTCGAGCTGGCCGCCGAGCAGGGCGAGGAGGTGCCCGACGATGTTCGAAATCTTCCGTACAAGTTCGTATGGCATGAGGGTTACTGCCAGTTGCCTGGTGATGACTACGATCGACAAATACTGGCTATCGTTGATCTCACGACGGAGACCTGCGTCAAGCTCTTGGTCCTGGAAGAAGAAGACTGGCAGGACCGCAAGCGCTTTGACGAGGAGACCGCGCAACTTGAACAGTACCGGCAAGCCTCGGCGACCTACCAGCAGATGGTGCCGCAAATGCAGGCCCAGCAAGCGCAGCTTGAGATGATGATGAGCGTGCCGGGCCATGACCCCGTCGAAATTGCTCACATCCAAGACGCGCTCGCCCAATCGCCCATCCCGCCCCCGCCCCCGAGGCCGGCCTGGACCGAGCAAGAGGGCGAGGAGGTTGACCCCGATGACCCGATGACCGCGCCTCGGCCCGTGCGCTGGGTGCCGATTCAGATGTTTACGCATACGCCCAACATCGAGCCGGTCTTTGGTTCTTTGGGCCTGGGCCTGGGGATGCTTCAGGCCGACTTGAACCGCGCCGCCGACATCGCGCTCTCGCAGTTCACCGATTCGGCCACCTTGGGCAACATCTGGTCGATCATCACGACGGGGATTGAGTTTGAAGACGACTTTGAAATCACGCCCGGCAAGCACAATAAAGCCGTGGGCATCTCGCCCGAGCAGCTCGCCAAGAGCATCTACGAGCTACGTCCCACCGCCGCCAACCCGCAGATGATGGACTTGGTCACCTTCATGACCGAGTTCGCGCAGTCTGCAGCGCAAGCACCCCAAGTGCTCAGCGGCGAGCCCGGCAAATCGGGCGAGACCTACCGCGGCATCGCCACGCGCATCGAGCAGGCGACCAAGCAGCTTTCCGAAAGCACCCGCGGCTTTGGCGATGGCACCGTGCTCGGCGTCTTGAAGAACAACGCCAAGCTCAACGCGATTTACCTGCCCGACGAAGAGATCATCCAAATCAACAACCATAAACTCGGCACGACCGAAGAAATCACGGTCGGCAAGGCTCTTTACCAGCGCGACTACCGGGTCGAGTTGCGCAGTGACTTGCGGTTCACGAGCGACGCCCAGCGCGTGCAAGAAGCCGACGAGGCCCTCTCTCTCGCGGTGAGCGTGCCGGCCTTGCAAACCAACCTGAGCTTCTGGTGGCAGGCGTGTAAGAATTGTTTAGAAGCGCGCAACCAGTGGGAGCTCTTGCAGCGGCTTGGCTCCGAGCCCCCGCCGCCAGCGTTCTTTGGCGGCCCGACGATGATGCCCAACGGCATGATGCTGCCCGGCATAAACCAGCCGCCCATGCCTGGGCAACCGGGCCAAGAGGCGGGTCAATCAGGCGGCGGCGAGCCAGGCGGCGAGGCCCGCCCACCGCCGCAGGGTGGCGGGCCGCCCGTGCAGACGCCGCCTGGGCCCGGTGGCGCCATCCCAGCGCCTAGCGGGGCGCCTGCCAATGGGGAAAGGCAACCGGTAGCGGCATGAGCTTTGATCGCGATGAGATGTGGATGAACTTCGCCAGCCACCCCTGCACGGGGCAGCTCTTGGCTCAGCTTGAGAAGCAAAAGAGCCAGGCGCTCATCAACCTCCGAGGGGCGGCAATGGTCAGCGAAGATCCTGAAGTGCGGGGCTTTGCCGAGGCCCTCAAACGTATCGAGCAATTTGAACTGATGATTGAGGGGAAACTGCGATGACAAAAAACGGGACGCTCGGGCAGTTTGCCGAGCAAGACGATCCGCGACTGCAGCTACGCAAAGAGGCAATGGCGCCGCCGGGGACGTTTGGGCTGCCGCCGTTGTTAGAGCAGCGCCGGCTTGAGTATCTGATTCCCAACGGGGCGTTTGCTCAGCGCGCGATCTATGACCGCATGTTGCTCTGGCAAATCCCCTACTACCAAGAGCGCTACGGCGACACGCGCATCGTGATGTCAGAGAGTGGCAAGAGCCGCCTCAAGAATGAAGCGCCCCGAGGCATCATCGTCACGGCGGGCTTGCAGGCTCTGGATGTGCTGCATGACCATGGCTCGGGCCTAGGGCACATCGTGAAGTTTATTCGGCTGGCGCCCTGGCGACTGCCCATCGACATGATCGGCGGCAAGGAAGAAGAGCTGCTCATCCTGCGCGCGGGCGACTTGATTGCCGACGAAGACCTCGAGCAAAAGTTGCGCAAGCGCGAGTGGGCCGTGCGCTGCGAGCGCAGAAAAGACAAAGAGGGCAACCTCATCACCGCGCACGTCTTGGTTACAGACGACGGGATCGCGCGCAACCCCCAGGTCCCCTTCATCGCAGAGGAATACTAAGCCATGGCCCCGCCCCTTGATGACGACGACATCCCAGAGAAAACCACCGATAAACCCGGCCCCAAAGAGCGCATGGCCGAGCGTGCGCAGAAGGCCAATAAAGAGCTCGACACCGACGAAGACGCGCCCGTCATCGATGTGAGCGAGCGTGACGAGGACGAAGAGGCTGACGAGCCCGCTAGCCAGAGCAAGGGCAGCGTCCGGCAAGAGAAAAAGCGCAACCGCTACCGCGAGATGAGCGAGCGGGCCGCAGCGGCCGAGCGTGCGCGCCAGGAGACTGAGGCGCGCTTTAGTCAGATGATGACTCTGTACGAGCGCACGCTTGCCGCGCAGAGCCGCCCGCAAGAGCCGCAAAAAGACGAGTTTGACGACAAGCTCGACAAGATCTACCGCGAGCAGGAGACGCTCTACACAGAGCTCCAGCTCAAGGCCCGGACACTGACCCAGCAGGACAAAGACCGCATCGAGCGGCGAGCGCGCGAACTTGACGCGGAAAAGATCTCGGTCACGGTCCAGAAGCAAATCCGAGCGAGTGGCGCCGGGCAACCAAGCAATACCGCCTCGAGCACGATGCAGGCGATGTTGCAGATGGAGTACCCCGAGGTGATGGCGCACGAGGACGCGCTCGGCTGGGCGCAGAGTTATTACCAGATGGCGCGGCGCGAGGGGCGCATCGCGTCGATTGACCTCGCGCGCGAGAGCATGCAGAAGGCGCGCCAGCGTTTTCGCATCGGCGGGGGAGCCCCCGAGCGCCGGGCGCCGCCGCCCAGCGCAGCGGCACGCGCCAAGTATGCGGGCGTCGGGGCGAGCGGCGGTGGCCGCGACGCCGATGACGAACGCGACGAAGTCACGATGAGTAAGCCGTTTCGTAAGATGGCCAACAGCAAGTACGGTCACATCCAAGACGAAAAGAAGCGCTATCAGATGTGGGCGCAGGGGCCCGGCAAGCGACTGCTCGCTGCGCAGCGAGCCAAGCATGGGGCCTGACATCTCGCATGACATCCGTCTAGGCATGTAAGGTAAGCTGCGACAAAAAATCGAGCTTGCGTTGACAGTAGATTTTTTGTCTGGCTACCTTACGCCTAACGGTGGGTCGCGCTCTGCCACAGCGACGCGCCTGACGGTCTCCTGGCTCACCCGAGCTTTGCGGCCTGTGACTCCGAGGGTGGATCGACGCCGATCCGGCAGACGACGGCGGCCGACCTGCCCCCCCACTCGGAGCTCGCATGCCTCGACTAGACCCGCAAGGGGTCGATCCATCCACCAAGCCGGCCGCTCAGCCGGCTAGCAGCGGACGTAAAGACCCGCGGGCCCGATGGGCCGATGGCGCCGCGCCATTTACCCGGCTTCTGCAAGCTCGCCCCGATCGCAAGTACGTGCTGGTCAGCAAAAACGATCAGCTGACGATCGGCAAGTACCTGTCGCTGGGCTACGAGCGCGAGACCAACCGCGCCGATGGGCCGCGGTTTTTGTATGGCGAGTCGGCTGCGATGGGCGACTACGTCGAGACCATGGACCTCATCTTACTGAGTGTTCCCATGGAGCAGTACCTCGAGCACTACAAGTACGGCGGCGTCGATGGCGCTCAGGGCCAAGAGTACTTCGACAACCTCGAGAGCAAGATCATCGACCGGGTCGGAGATGACGCCACGCGCGGCATTCATGCCCGGCGCGGTTGGGCAACGATCAACGAGACCGAGAACGCCTATGTGCGGCACTCGGGGACGTAACGGAGGGGCGTGATGGCAGATAACATGGCGAAGTACGGGTTTCGCTGGTCGATGTCGGCCAACAGTCACCCGTGCCCAAACCCGGTGCGGCGCTACATCGCCGATGGCTATCAAGCCAAGGCCGACAACACGACAACCAGCGTCGACCTCAACATCGGCGACCCAGTCAAGCTCATGGCCGATGGCACCGTCGCGCTCTGCAACACGGGCGAAGCGGTCTACGCGATCATCATGGGCTTTGAGCCGTACTGGAACGGCTCGGCCATGCAGCCAACCAACCGCCTGCCTGGCGGCACCACGGGCGGGGGCCTCTTTGAGCGCAAGAGCGCGGCGCTGGTGGTTCCGGCTAGCGCAGGCATCTGGGAAGCGGACTTGAAGGCCGTGGCGCCCGGCGGGACCGAAGCCACCGCCAACGCGTTCATCGGCGAGAACATCGACCACGCGATCGTCGCCGATGTTAGCAATGCAAGTCAGCCCAAGGCCAATCCCAAGCTCTCTGGCGCGCATACGTCGGCGACCGCGCAGTGGCGCTTTGATGGCGTGGCTCAAACGGTCGCCAACCAGGATTTTACGGGCGACTACGTGAAGTTCTACGTGCGTGTCAACGAGAGCCAAGAAGCTCTGGGCGTGGGCGTCTAGCCCAGAAAGATTGAGCGGTCATGTCCACCATTCTCACATCGGTTGTTGCGCACGGTCTCAAAGAGACGCTCGAAGAGATCGTTGACGACAGTACCGACGGCATCGAGGCCAACGCGGTCTTTACCCAGTGGTGCGACATCCGCACCATGGAAGACAATTACGAAGACGACCTCGAGATGGCAGGCCCGGGTTACGCCTCGGAAAAGCCCGAGTCGCAAGAGTCCGTGGTCGGCACCATCCGCGAGGGCGCCATCTACAGGTACCTCGCGCGCACGTTCGCGCTGAAGCTCATCGTCAGCGAAGAGGCGATTGAGGACGTAAAGTACGACAAGATCATCGACGCGGCGATGCGCCTGAAGCGTTCGCTCTGGAAGACCTGTGACGTGGACGCGACCAACATGCTGGTGCGCGCCACCAACACGAGTTACGTGTACGGCGACGGCCAGCCGCTCGCGAGCAACGCGCATCCGCTGCCCAACGGCGGCACGTTTTCCAATACCCTGGCAACGCCCTTGGCGCCGTCGCGCCAGGCGGTCATCATCGCAACCAGCACGATTCGCAAGTATCCGGGCCATGACGGCACGACCGAGGGCTTCGAGCCCAAGGCCATCCTGAGCCCGACCGAGCAGTGGGCCGAGTGGGACGGCGTCTTGCTGTCGGAGAAGGCGCCAGAGGCCAATCAGTTCAACCTGATCAACGTCGCCAACCGGCTGCACTTGAAGAACATCCCGATCAAGTACTGGAGCAACACCACCACCAACTGGTGCATGACGACCGACGCCGACAACGGCTTCAACTTCCGGTGGAAGCGTCGGCCGCGTAACCGCAGCTGGGTCGATAACGACCACCAGGTGATGAAGTACAGCATCGACGCGCGGTGGTCCCGCGGCACCTCCGAGCCCCGCGCGATTCTCTTCAGCAACGCCTGACAATCATGGATCATGGCACCGACGATCGGAAGGCAATGGCGCGGCGGCACGCAGGACTACGCGGCGCTCTGCGATTACTGCGACGTTCGGTATCTGCGTAGCCAGCTCAAAAAGCAGCACAATGGTCGCCTGGCCTGCACGGGGCCAGGCACCAACGGCTGCGGCGCGGGCCACGACGAAGTCGGCCTCGACAAAAGAAACGCCGATAGGCTGCGCCATCGCCGCCGCCCTGAAAAGCACCGGGGCGGACGCTTTGATCGGCTGCGCGCTTCTGTCGAAGACATCTTTGGCAGCACGCTTCAGGACTATTGGGATGCGACCAAAAACGTGGTGGCCGCTTCGGATGGGTTTTTGACGTCCTGGACCAGCGTCAAGCTTGGGGCGAGTTTGGTGCCCCTCGATCCGGGGTTTAGGGCGCACTGGCACGCGAGCGTGCCCGAGCTTTCCAATCGACCTGCGGTGGAAGTTCTTCACTCGACCTTTGGACAGGCCACCTTCACGGCCGATGCCCCGTTTTTGCCGGCAGGGGCGCGTCCATACGTGGGCCTTGTGCAGAGCATCCGCGATTCGACAATCGCCTTTGGCGTGGAGTTTGGGCGGTCTGCCACCGCCATCGACGCTGCCATTTATCCGTACCTCTACGACGTGACGGGCTACTACGAGTCAGTTGCGGGGCTCGTGAGCGTGTCGCTTCTGCGCGCTGCTGTGGGCAGCGTCAAAAGCGGCTATCTGTACCAGTTGGATGCGACCGGGCCCTTTGTCTTTCACGCGGGCAAGGCCAGTGGGCAGGGTTCGCAAGACTCGCCCAATAAAAACCCGTGGTCGCATGTGTCTCTTTATGCGGGCGCCCCGCTGACCTTGCTGGTCGTCGCCAACGGCCCCACCAAGTCGCAGATCGCCGAGTTTGCCGCGCTCGGAACCTCGTACGCGGTGAGGTTGCCATGACGGCCGCGACCACAGCGGCCATCGACCTGCCCATCGACACGATCGTCTTGCGCGCCTATCAGCTCGCAGGGCTCTTGGATCATACCGCCATGAGCTCGGGCCCCACCTGGATGAGCAAAGCGAGCATGGCACGCGACTTTCTCGAGATGGACCTCCATGGCATCAGCGCGCGTGGCTACCTCGTGCGTTCGATTGACTTCTACCCGCTGCCGCTGGTGGCCAACGTGAACCCCTACGACTTGCCGGCGGAGACGTTTGATCTCATCGGCACCGCCACGTATTTGCCCGAGGGGCAGCTGAGCGGCGAGACGCACCTCTCGATGATTGACTACTACGGCTACCAGAAAATCAGCGACAAGCTCAGCACGGGCGTGCCGAGCGTGTTCTACCCGCACCGGGCGGCGACCTTTCAGGTGTTTTTCTGGCCGGTGCCCGATGATGGCTCGCTTGGGACCGTGACGTTTCAGAGGCGTAGGATCTTGGCGACCATGCGCGAGGGCGACAAGACCATCGACTGCGAGGCGGCGTGGAACGAGTATTTTTTGTACTCGCTCGCGCACAAGCTGGCGATGGCCAATACGCTCGGGACAAGTCAAATCACCGAGCTGCGCAACTTGAAGCTCGATGCGTTTCAAGCGGCGCGTAACTTCGGCCGTCAACGCGCCAGCGCCATGATCGTCAGCACGCACTCGGGCGGCCGGGGAGGGCGCTAGCCATGCATCTCATCACGACCTTGGCAGCGGGCGTCAAGGGGGCTGAAAACGGCCGGGCCGAGATTTACGAGCGTGGCACGACTGCCCGCGCCCAGTATTGGCCCGACTTTGAGGGCGCCGGCACGCCTTTGGATACCGACCTTGCGCTTGACTCGCACGGGGGCGCGGTGGCTTACGTGGCCGAGCTCTGCAACGTGATGGTCAAGACCTCGGGCGGAGCAGTCTTGCGTGAGTTTGTGGCGGGCGTCCACGACGACAGCGTCGAAGTGACCAGCCAGTCGTTTGAGGGCGAGAGCTATGACGGGGGCTCGACTGGTCCGGGCTTGCCGACCACCCTGGGCAACGTGTTGGATCTTTGGCTCGGGTACAATGGAGCCACCAACTGGCAGGTCGCGACCCCGGACGGCTCGAGCCTTCCGATATCAGCTGCGATCGCCGGCAGCTATGGCTTGGTGTTCAACGTGCGCGCCTTTGGCGCCGTGGGCGATGGCGTGGCCGATGACAGCAATGCCATCAACTCCGCCATCGCCGCAGCTGCCACGCCCGGCGGGATTGTGTATTTCCCGCCGGGTATCTATCGAACACTCGGCAACCATGTGCTTGATGGCCGCGTGTCTCTGGTCGGCGCCGGGCCCTCGGCAACGAGCATCGTGGTGGCCAACCCCAGCGCGGGCTTTGGTTTTCAGCTGACGCTGGCGCCTGCTGCCAATCGGTTTCACGCCATCGCCAACATGGCCCTTAGCGCGTCGGGGGCTACCGGTGGCTCGATGTTTGATGTGCCCGCTGCGGGCGCTCGCGTCCTCTTTTATAACCTGCATCTGGACGGTACCAACTTCACGTTGCCCATCGTCGACCTTGCGCCCAACTCATCGACGACTGAAGTGTTGTGTGGTGACTGCGTGTTTCAGCTTGCAAGCGCCGCTCGCGCGTTGTCGGTCGCCGGCTCCAACGCGCTTCGGCGCATCGCGCTTCGTGACTGCCGGTTCATCACGCCCGCCAGTTTCACGGCGATTGGCGTCGTGCGCAGCGCAACGCTGGATGTTCAGGGATGCATCTTTGACAACAGCGCGACGACCGTGGGCACGTACGCCTGCATCGAGACAAGCGGCAGTCCCGTTCCGGCCTGGACGGTCAAGGGCTGCCAATTTCTCAACGCGGGCGGGGCTGCGGTCGTGACGGCCATGAACTGGGCGAGCTATGGCGCGACGGCGTCGGTCGCCGAAGCCCAAAATAGCTTTGGCTCCACGGTCATCGCGTATGCTTATATTGCGACGGCTGCGGCGCGCGGCGCTCAGATTCACCTTGGCTCGCGAGAGCTGCGCAGCATCTTCATCACCGACAACACCGCCGCGCCCGCCCTGCCGATTGATCAGTACGGCTTGGTCGTGCTCTCGAGCACCAACGCGGCCATCACGTTCGCGGCGGCCAAGTCTCCGCCCGATGGCGTGCGCGGGACCATCGTGGTCATTCACCCCAACGCGGGCACCGTGCTTGCCGGCGCCGGGTTTCTCAACCCCGTCGTGACCATCACCGCGACGGGCCTTGCCCACATCTGGGAGTACCGCGTGTGCACGCCTGCGTCCGCGGTACGGATGGCGCTCACCGTGGATGGTCGCAGCCTGGGGGCCACGCTCTGATGGTCCAGGTCAAGCGCGAGCCGGTGCCCTTTGGCAACTTCCAGCAGAGCGGGCATGAGTCCATGGCGGGCGCTTCGCCATTGGCGGTCAATGTGGTTGCCGACGCCGCCGGCGCCGTGCATCGCCGCCCTGCCACCGGGCCGCGGGCCCGAGGGGCCCCGCTGGTCAGTGAAGTCTCGCCCATCGTGGGCTTGCACTCGACCGCTCTTGGCCGGCTCTTTGCCGTGGATGCGCCCGCCCCGTTTTCGCGGATCTATGAAATCGCTGGCACCAGCGTGTACAACTTATCAGAGCTGCCCCAGACGCAGCTCCTCGGGGGCCGGCGCCCGGTGTTTGCCGAGACCGAGGCCATGCTGGTGATTGCCGCGGGCGCGGTGCCGACGAAAGTCTTGCTGAGCACGCCGGCGCAAGCAAGCCCGCTTGGCGGCGTGCCCGCGAGCGCAAGTCACGTCGTGGCCCACGAGTCGCGGCTGCTCATCAACGACGTTGCATCCCGCAACACGGTCCATTATTCATGGCAGGCGTCGGGCTCCAGTATCGCAGGGCATGAAGACTGGCACATCGAAGAGGACAACCCCGACTCGGGCGGTTTTTTTCTCGCCGAGGCGCGACCCGATCCGGTGGTGGCCTTGCACGAGAACACCAACGAGATTTTTGCGTTTGGCACGACCAACTTGCAGATCTACACCGCCAACGCGGACAGCGGCGGCTTTACCTACCTCGCGGCCAATGCGCGGGAGTTTGGCTGCTCGGCCCCGTACAGTGTAATCAAGTACGATCAGAACTTTGCGTTCATCGACGGCTACCGGCGCGTTGTGGTGACTGACGGGCGCGACTTTCAGGTCATCAGCCAAGACATTCAGCAAACGCTCGATGACATTGTCGACTTCAGCGACGCGTTTGGCTATCGCGTCACGCTCGGCCCGGTCGATGCGCTTTGTTGGTGCTCGCCCAAGGATGGCCGGACGTTTGCCTACCAGATCTCAAGTAAGAGCTGGGCGCTCTGGATGAGCTGGGATGACGCCACCAACAACTTTTCGCCGCTGCTGATTCGCTGCGCCATCCGAGTGCCCGAGACGGGCGTCGTGCTGGCTGGCTGCGCCAACATCGACCAGATGGTGGGCACCGTGCCCACCGGCAACGTGTACACCCTGCGCAATGACAAGTTCGTGGACGAGTCGGTGTCGGGCAAGATCGTGGCGCGCGTGGACACGGGCTTTCTCGACCGAGGCACCAACGGTCGCAAGCTCTGCCGCGCGCTCCGGCTGACGTGGCGGGGTAGTCCCGGCCCCGACACCGCCGCTTTTGTGCAGTGGCGCGACGATGGGGGCCCCTGGGAGCACCAGCGCCAGATTGAGATAGGCTACGGCTCGGAAGTGATCTTACGGTCGCTTGGGGTTTATCGGCGCCGTCAATGGCGTGTTACCTTCGAGGGGGAAGCTGAGCTGGTGCTGGTCCGGGCCGAGGAAGAGTTCGAGTTGCTCGCGGTGTAAGAGGGGATAGCGATCATGGCCTTCAAAGACTTTCTGCGTGGTGTCCCATTGGCGGGCGACGTCTTTGGTGGCTTTGGGATGACCACCACCGCCGAAGACAACAAGCAAAAAGCGATCGAGAAGGCGCTGGCTGATCTCAAAGCGTACCGGCCTGAAGCCATTCAGATGCGCCAGAACTCGCTGGATAACGCGATGAAGCTCTTTGGGCCGCTCAACACCGTGCTTGGGCAGCAGTATGGCGCCGATGCGATGCTGCCGCTCAAAGAAGCCACCAAGTCGCCGATGGATGATGCCATGACCAGCATGCGCACCACGCAGGCGGCCGAAGCGGCCAAGGCCGCCGAGCAAAAGGCCATGCACGATAAGCACCGCAAGATTGCCCACAAAATGCGCTGGGGACTGTTTGGATAAGCGTCATGGCCGGACTCATCAACAGCAACATCCTGCGCAACCCGAAGATCCCGCTCAACCGGATCACGGCTCAGCCCGCCGCGCCTGCGCCCGGAGCGGTTCCGCATCAAGGCTCGGTCGCGGTCACCGGCCAGGCGCTGACCAAGACCCCGGCGCCTTTCAGTGGCGAGTACATCGACCCGTTTGGCAATTCGCATCTACCCGGCGAGCCGGGTTATCCGGCCCAGCCCGTCCCTGGTTCTGGCTTTGGCGAAGAGCGCGACGCGCAAGGCAACTCGTATTTGCCTGGAGAGCCAGGCCACTCGAGCTCATCGCCGGGCGGCTTGGATGGGGCGATGACCAGTCCCGCGCCCGCCTCCTTTGACTGGGACATGTGGGCCAACACGCCCTGGAACGATGAAGAGGCAAGCCAGAAGTGGGAGCGGGAGCACCCGGCGCAGCGCGTCGATCTAACGCCCGGCAACGAACACTTCGTCACGCCGGCTGCGGGCAGTACGCCCAACGTGGCGGCAACCTCGGGCAACGCGGGCGACCGTGACTGGCAAGCGTGGGCCAATACGCCCTGGAGCGAGCAAGAGCGTCTGGACATGGAGGCCAAGAACATCGGCTCACGTGAGACGCCGGGGCAGGGCGAAGACGTCGGGGACAAAGAAGACCTCGGCAACGACGATGAGATGCGAGCCGTGCTCGACATGATCATGGCGCGCACGCAGATGAGCAAGCCCAACCTCGATCCTTGGTATGACCGCGAGTGGCAACGGGCCAGCGGCGATCTGAATCGCCAGGCCGGAGCGCGCGGGATGTTTGGCAGCAGTGACGCCCAGCGCATGCTGCACCAATCGCGCGAGAGCCTGGCGGCTGACCAGGCCAAGGAAATGGCCGACTACGAGACCAAGGCGTTTGAAAACGACATGTCGCGCTACGGGCTTGCAAGCTCGATCCTCGGCAAGGTCAGCGACAACGACATGAAGCGCTGGGACTTGTTCCAGGGCCACAAGGAAACCGCGCAGACGCTTGAAGAGAGGCGCAAGCAGGACGAGTTCGACAATCTCTTCAAGGCCGGCCAGGCCACCTCCGGCATGACGATGGACGCGTTCAAGGACATGACCGATGACGACATGAAGATGTTTTTGCAGATCGTCCAGGCTGGCCCTGCGCCATCGACCAACAAAGCCAATCTCGAGGCCCAGGCGTCGGAGAAAGCCAAAGCTGCAGCAGCGCTATTCTTCAAGCTCCAGGCGGGAGGGGCGTAGGCCATGCCGGGCATTCTCAGCGAGTACATCACCGAGCCGCCACCCTTTGCGGCGGGCTTGACCGCGCTCGACAAGGCCATCAGCGACATCTGGGCCAAGCGCAAGCAGGATGAAGACCTGCGCAGAGAGGCCGCCCAGCAACTCGTGGACGAGGGCCAGCTCGGGGTCAACCGCCTGATACAAGCTGAAACCGGACGGCATAACGTGGCCGCCGAAGCGCACGACCGTGGCACGCTCGAACGCGACCGCGCCAAGGACCAGCTCGCCTACCTCGCCGATGTCGCCAAAGCCTACCAGGAAGGACGGAGGGGCTACGCCGGGCAGATGGGCGCCCAAGCGGGCTTGCTGGGCTTGCCCGCCCAGGCGGGGGCCGCTCCGGTGGTTCCGGACGGCGGTGGCGCTGGCAGCTCGTACACGGCCGATGGCTACCTCCGCGGCGCCGAGCCGGGGACGATCATCGAGCCTGCCACCCCCTCGACCGAAGGGCCCACGCCTGGTTCGGGGCGGATCGGGGGAGACTTCACGCAAGCCGATGCCGACCAGACCAACCGCGAGCACGCGGCCGGAGCGCCACCAGGCAACCCGTACGCTCGAGCACTGGAAGCTTCGCAAGCAGCAGGTGCCGCTCCAGCACCCGCACAAGCCGAGTTGAATACGCAGAAGCCAGCAGCCCCACCTCAGCCCGCGGGCGACCCCAGCGCACCAGCTGGGGCACCTGCCGCGCCTCCGCAGGCGGCTGCTCTTGGCGGGCAGGTCCGGCGCGAGGACATCCACAACCAGCCCAAGCCGGCAAGTCAGCTTGGGGCTGAGGCTCCGGTCGCCCCGGGGACTCCGGCAGAGCTGCCGGCGATGCCATACGCGGGCGACCCGAAGAAGCATCCGATCGCGCTTGGGGCCGAGCCAGGTCGCGATGCCGACGTTCCAACGGGCCCTGGAGCGGTGCCGACGCCGGGCCCTGGCTATGGCGCCCCTCCGGGAGGTCTCGACCCGGCGACGCAGCGTCAGTGGTTGCAACGCGGTGTGGTGGGCCAAGGCGCGGGCGTGATCGACGGCGAAGCGATCATGAGGGGCAATGCAGAGGTCGCGCAACAGGCCATGGGATTGATGCGTGGCTATGCGCAAGACGATTACGAAGTCTCGCTCGCTCAAAATGCGGCCGAGGCTGTAGCTCAAGCCTCGCAGCTGATGCCTGTCAACGACGCGTACAAGCAGGTTTCCGCGCAGTTTTTCAAAGCCTTGCATGAGCATCGGCAAGACCAGCGCACCGATACCAGCGCGACGGCGCAGGCTGGGCGTTTTGACGCCGTGCAAAAGCGCATTCAGGCCCAGAACGATGCGCAAAATGAGTTCCATCGCCAGGAAGCCGCAGCTCGGGCTGAACGCGACCGAGCTCGGGTCGAGCGTGACCGCCTCAAGGCCGAGGCGCTGGCAGGCCACCATCAAAACGAGCGCGAAGATGCACAGACAAAAGACTTCCTGTCACGTCAGGCTACGATCCTAGCGCATCGTGGGATCGTAAGGGACAAGGCTGCCGCAGATACGGTCCAGCAACTAGAACATATATTGGAGGACCCCAGCTCGGTCGATAAGGAGATTGCAAAGCGTCTCGTGTTGGTCCTTGGGAACAACAAGGGATCAACGAGTAACGAGGACGCCACAGCCTCCGAGGGTCTGCCCAGCAGGTCCTTGGAAAAGAAATGGTCTGACCTGCTCGATGCAGCGATCGAAGGCAAGACTCCCAATGCGACCAATGATTTGCGCGATTCGGTCGCGAAGCTCAAACAAGTTTTGCTGGCTCGGACGCTCAGGCTGTACCGCGCTGATCGAGATAGCATCATAGCAAACGCCCCCAACGACTATGCGCGAAGGCAGGCGCTTGCCGACCTGCGGCGGGAGCATCTAAATTTCGGGTGGGCACTGGGTGAATTCTATCTCGAGGACCACCCTGAAGCACGACCGGGGGGCGCGGCTGCTTCGGGTTCGCCGAAACCACAAACCGCGCCAGCGCCGCCAGCGCCGAGTAAGCCCAAGTCCAAAGGCAAGAAGGCTAAGCCAAAGGCGACCTCGGAGGAAAAACGTCTAGACGATGAAGTGGACGAGATGCTCGACAATGGCGTCCACATTACACCGAAGGGTAGGTGATGGGTACGCCAGGAACAGCTGGGTCGGGTGGTGATGCGGGGCTCGTCCACTTCGAGGACGTCGAGGGCAACACTTATGACGTGCCCCCAGATTATGTTTCGAGGTTCAAGGAGATCATCAAGGGCCAGGGCGTCCAGCTCGTCGACGAGCCCGAAGCTCCGAGCAGTTCGGCTGCGCCATCCTCTTCGGACCCCTATGGTGGTCTTCTTGGTCCCGAGGACATCCAGGCGGCCCACGACCTGCGGACCGAGTGGGACGGGCTGAAGTCCGGCGAAAACACCGATTCGGACATGGCCGGCGGCGATGACATGGATGCTGGCGTGCCCTTCGATGAGGATGCCGGCACGTCCCCGAGCGCTCCATCGGACGCGGGTGCCGGGGCTTCTTCTCCGAGTGACGCTGTCAAAGAAAGCCTCGCGCTCATCGCGGACTTGGATCACGGCGATCGCACGGTGGGGCGAGGAATCCACTCACCGTTGAAGCCCAAGCCCGGAGCATGGGAATCGTTCGGGCGCGGCGCGGCCGACACGGCCGGCTTTGGATTTAGCGATGAGGCCGCTGGGGTGGGCGCTGCGGCTGGCGAACTGCAAGCGCGCATGGTCCCACGTGCCAGCCGCCGAGGCTACGATGCGCCGCTTGCGCCTCTGGAAAGGCCCATCAGGCAATTGCTCATGAGCGCGGCCAATCAAGAGCGGGATCGTTATCTCGAGGCGGACCGAGCGGCCAGTTCAAGTCTTCCGTACCTTGCGGGGCAATTGCTTGGCAGCGTCCCGGCGACGATGGCGGCAGCGGAGGGCCAGGCGGCGCGCGGGGCGGGAGCCGGTGTCGATTTGGTCAGCCGTATGGCTGGCGCTGCTCGCCAAGCGTTCACTCCTCGCAATATCGACCAGGCGGTAGCGGCGGGCCTCGGGCATTCCGAGGGAAAGACTCTGCTTGATCGCGCGGGCTCGGCCGTGGTGAATACGGGTGGCGAGTTGGCAGGCAATGTAGTCTCGGCGCCGTTGGCCCATGCACTTTTGGCTCTGCCTCGCGCGGCGACGCGCTGGGCTGGTGAACGCGTCGCCTCCGGTCAGCTTCGCAACCGCACTGCCAACCAGGTCACGCGAGCCCTTGAAAACCAGCGCCTTGGGGAGACTGATTGGATTCGTGACGAAAAAGGGAAGTATTTCCGTAAGCCCGAAAGTCAGGTGCCCATCGAAGAGCGGGAGCTGTTGGAGAAGGCGCCACGAGTGGCCGCTGAGGAGGACCTGCGAAAGAATATCAGAGCCTTTGGCCCGGAGCCGAGCTGGGATTGGGCCGAGGGCGGGCCAACGCCCGCGCCGACGCCCCATGGGCCCGATTTGCCCACCGAGTCACCGCCTCGATGGGACTTCACAAGCGAGGACATCAGCCCTGCACCGGCGCCCCATGGGCCAGACATGCCGCCGCCGAGCCCACCGGCGCGCTTTGGTCCAGAGCTTCAAGGCCATCCCAACTTCTCTCGCAACCCAAGCTTTGCGGTTCGTCCGGGTGGTCATCAGCCACCCCTCGAAACGGGGCCCTATCCGGAAACGCACCCACATCCGCGACAGGGCCCCGGCCTGCCCCCGACCCCCTCTGACTTGCCCCCTTATCCGGGTGAGGGTGAATGGGCTCCAGCTCCGGCCATGCCGCCGCCACCACTTCCCGTACGCCCGCCTCCGCAGACGCTTGGCCCCCCGCGAACCACGGGCGTCGATGCGGAAGGTCTAAACGACATGATCCGCTATAGCAGCGATCAGGCCAAGGATTACAAAATACAACAGAAGTCCGGGGAGTCCGCCCAGTGGGGCTCTGTTGCTGATGCACTTCGTAAACTTCGCGATACGTACTACCCCGGCTTGCGAGATATCGATCTCGAAGGGCATCGGCGCCTGGATGTCTTGGAGGCGAATCAAACGCAGTTCGGTATTCCAAGCCGGGCATCGCCGATCCTTACGACCCCCGGCAGCGAGCATGCGCAGCGCGTCCATGAACGGCTCGGCAGCGCGCGCGACAATCGAATGACGCAGGATGCGATCGAACGGACTCGGCAGTGGAATCCCGATGTCGTCCCACCAGAATATCAGGCGCGAGGGGCTCGGGCGGTGCCAGAGCTTGCTGCAGAAATTCACGAGAGCCGAAGCGGCCCGCTTGTGCACGTGCCCGGCTTTGGCGTCATCGCCGGCGGGCTGAACTATACCCCTTCGCCAGCGGCCATTGCGCGACTTGAGCGTCTCGGCGGTCCAAGCACCGAGGCCGCCCTTCGTGGCCCAGTCCGCGAAGGACTGCAATTCATTTACAAGCTCCTGGGATTTGAAGAGCCGACGGAGCCGCAGCCGTAAGAGGACATCACCATGGGTCACCAACCATCACAGAAATACATGTTCACGCCGGTCACGGCGATCACCATCAAGCGCGGTGGCTCGATGTACCTCGGCGCCGACAGCATCACCGGCTTTTCCATGACCGTGAGCACCACGGGCAATCTCGCCGGGGCATTTCGGTTCTACCTGTCCGATGACCCGCGGGCTCGCCAGGACATGTCGATTACGGACCAAGCGGCGGCCAAGTGGATGGAGTTCACGAGCGTGGTCGCATCGCAGGTCGTCAACCCCGCTGGCACGCCGGTGTCATTTCAAGTACTGGTCTCTGACTTCCGGAGTGGGTTCATGCGCATGGACTTCGAGGCGTCCGCCGGCACCGGCACCGTCGAGAGTTGGTACAGCGGCACGGGAGGCTGATCGGTGGGCATCGCGCTCGGCGTCGATCTCTGCCCGCAAGAGGGCGGTGGAGCTCCAGGGCCACAGGGCCCGGCCGGGCCGCAGGGCTTGCCCGGTCCCACGGGTCCCACGGGCCCTACGGGCCCTACGGGGGCCACAGGGCCGCAGGGCGTAGCCGGTAACACCGTGCTCACCACCACGGGCCAGCCCGGCAACGGCACGGGCGTCAACGGCGACTTCGCCTACGACCCGGCTACCGCCAGGATGTATGGACCCAAGAGCGGTGGCGTGTGGACGGGGCCAGGGACGTTGCTCACGGGGCCGCAGGGCACGCAGGGCACGCAGGGCATTGCAGGGGCTAACGGAAAAACGATTCTCACGGTCCCATTTGGATCGATCGCGCCCGAGGTCGGCACCGATGGCGACTACGCCATGGTCAAAGATCCGAACTTCGCGATCTTGTGGGGACCCAAAGCCGCGGGCGTGTGGAATACCAATACCCAGCTGAGCCTCGTTGGACCCGCAGGGCCGACCGTTGAGCTCGGCGGCCTGCTGATGACGTATGTGAACGGGTCCAACATTACAGTCTCGCCGGGCGCGATATTCGACGACGGCACGTTTGCGGCCGGGCAGAAGGCGCTGATCGTGGTTCCCTCGTCGCCAGGCTCGCTTCCGCTGAGCATGTCGACCATCGGCTTAGGGGGCCTGCAGGGCACGCGTACAGCCAACACCACCTACTTTGTGTGGTTGTGGGGAATGAACGATGGCCATAAAGGCTGCACGTTCGACCCGTCGCCAACGGCGCCAACCAACCCGGTTGGCGGAGTGCAACGGCGGCTCATCGGCGCGGTTCGGTTGGATGGGTCGAGCAACATCAAAAGCTTCGCCATGGTCGCGGCGGGCGGGTACCGGCGCGTGCTGTACGCGCTTTCGGCCGCCAATTCGACCGCGCTCAGCGCATCGGCCATCACCTCGTCGACAAGCGTGAGCCTTGCCGATTGGATTCCATTTCCGCTCGCCGAGGTCGCGCTGCTCAACGTGTGGACGACCGGGGTCAATAACGGAGACTACATTACGCTTCGTCCGGCCACCTCCGGCTGGCCCTCTGGCATGGCCTACCGCATCTACGCCGGAGATAGCGTCGCAGGGACCAGCGACGGCAACGCGTTCATGCCGATAGCCTATGACAAGAGCGATGGGAGCATCTTGTATGCAAACCTATCGGCCGGCATGTCGAGCACGATCTACGTGCTCGGCTATGAGTATACGCTTTACTGAAGAGCGATCATGAACGCGCTGATCAACAACGCAACCGGGGCCGTGCTCGAATGGGGCGCGGTCGATTACGTCGCAGGGCCAGGCCAGTCGGTTGCGACGATCGATGACGCGGGCTCGTTTCCGCAGGACACGCCCAACCGCTATGTCAAGGTGGTCTCGGGGCTCTTTGTCGCGATGTCTCCCGGCGAGCGTGTGGCGGTGGACCTCACGATCCCGCAGCGCCGCGCCCAGCGCGTGACGGAGCCACTTGAGATCCAGGTCAGCACCAATGAGACCGGCTCAGGGGGCGGCTGGGGCGACGTGATCGCGCCCATCTCCGCGCAACCGCTCTTGGCCGGAGCCTATCAGTGTGTCTGCGGCTTGGAGCTTGCGCTCCTCGCCAACTCGGCCACGCACACGGCGCAGGCGCGCTTGATGTTGAACGGGGTCGAGGTCGCGACTTGGCAAAACCCGCGCTCGGCCTACACGCGGTTTCAGTTCCAGGACGCGCTGCTCTTTGCGACCGGCGCGGCGCCCACGCTCGCGCTGCAGATTCGTCGCTTTGGACCGGGGGCGGGCACGGCCCGAGCGCGCCGGGCATCCATCGTGCTTTACCCCGCAGCCCCCATCCTGGCCGAGCTATGAGAATCGGCCTGCGCACCACGGACTCGGAAGTGACCCCCATCGAACGCTTCCCGAGCAAGATCTTGGACGAGGTCCGCGGCCTGCACTCCAAGGTGCACCGCCTCGAGCTCGTGGCCTACACGGCTTTCGCGATGGCCGCGGGTCTCTTGGCCGGCGTGATCTTCGTGATCTTCGTGATCTTCTCGGCGCTCTGGAATCGGTAGCCGCGACGGGCCTGCGAGCGAGCGTAATAGGCTCTCTGCTTTTCCAAGTGCTCTTCGCAAAGAGCGCTCTCCGAAGCGTTCTGGCAGCGGCCCCATGCGCACAGACCCTTGGCGCGCTGATCGGCGTACTGCTTCATGTGGTATTGGACATCCATCTTCAAGTGACGGTCGCAGCGCCGCATGCTTTGCTTGTCGCGCTTGACCAAGCACTCGGTGCAGATTTTGCGGGCGATGTGGTCCAGGCGATAGGCTTGGTGCCACGCGGCCGTGAGGTCGCGACACGGGCCGCAGTACTTGTAATGCGGGTCTCGGTGCCGGCCGCCGCATCGCGTGCACTCTCGACCGCGCTTGCGTACGATCTGGTCAAAGACCTTGAAGGTGGACTCCATCGGCGAGGGCGTTGCGTTCGCGAGCATGCTGGTTGCCTTTCTTAGTCGTTGTCTTGGGTGTGCTGCTTGAGAGACTCGAAGAACTGCACCCGGAACTGGGCCAGGAGCCTTGCCGCTCGATTGTACCCCAGCCCCAAAACCATCCCCATGAAGTCGGCCTCTTCGGTCGAGAGCGCCCCCATGGGCAAGACCACGGCCTCTGCGCGCTTCCTACGGGCCAGGGGGGCCGCGCTGGGCGCCTGGGGCGCTGAGGCCTGGGTCTCGGCGATGGCGAGCTGGGCGGGCTGCTGGGGGGCTTCCTGGTAGGCCTTGGTGCGCTTGTGCTGGCTCCGGATGCTGCTTACGCGGGTTGCCGTGATGGTTTTGAAGCCGGCCGCCTGGGCCCGCTTGGCGACTTCGTCACGGTGCATGTCCATGGGCTGCGACAGCACGAACTGGGTGGACGGAAGCAAGGTCCGATTGAGCGTCCGCTTGGGGCGCTCGGCCGGGGCAACGACTGGCGCGGCGCCGTTGGCGTAGCGCTCAGGGTGCTTGGTGGGCACGCCGGTCGCGAACTTGGGGACGTCGACGCCCTTTTTGCGCATGTGATTGCGCAGTTGGTAGATGGCCTGGAGCGTCATCTTGGGCCAGAGCTTCCGGGCCAGCTTGAGCGCTTCCTTGGGTGGCACGTCGGCGTGCTCGGTCATCCATGCTTGGCGCTCGGTGGGCGGCTTCTGTTTTCGGGGCATTGTCTTGGCGTTGACTATACAGCGCGATGCATAGGCTCAACAGAAAAGCGACCCGCAAACAGCGATTGCCCGAGGCCCTGACGCGGGTTGGCTAGTCGCGTAGCTTGCGTGCGTCGGCTTCCATCTGGTCGGCGACCTCGCGGACGACTCGAGCGATCTCGATGATCTGCTCGGGCGTGTACGTGTCGCGAACCTGGACCTCGAAGCCGTTGCCCTTCTCGCCGCCGAGCACGCACAAGATGATGCCGTCAGCCTTGGCGCGGTATCGGGCCCACGTCGCGAGCTTGTCGTACTTGCCTGGACCGATGGCCATCACTCCACCTCGCCGGGCTTGTTGGGCCACACGAACGAGAGCGTGTAGTCCATGCCCGTGTCGTCGGCGTGGATCGTGATGGCCATGGGCGGGGCTCCGAAGCGGTCGATCATGATGTTGACCATTGCCCTGATGTCGTCGCTCCAGCGGATGGGCATTTCGGACACCCCGTTGGGCAGGTCTTCGGGGGCGTCGTTGCTGAGGAAAAGGATCTGCTTGCGGTCTCCCATGGGGCGAGAATCTAGTGGGCGCAGATGCCTCAAACAATGGCTGTTATCCCCAAACGCAAGACCGGCAGGCAGTACCACTTTCAGTACCACTACCTGATCGACCCCGCGAAATCATTGACGTTTTTGGTGGAGGCGGCGGGAATCGAATCCCCATCGAGGATCGTTTTCTTCGGTAAAACAAGGCATTTAGCGCTTCCTCCTGTACCCAGATGTCGTTGATTTTACCGCTGTGATTCTCGGCAAATCCGAAACGACGTCAATTCCGCGTCCGGATGGTACTGGTGGTACGAGTTGGATCGGGGGCGCGTTTCGGTAGGGCGGAAGCGGCAGGCCAAAGCGGACCTTGGAGAGCTCTTGGCAGAGCGCGGCCCACTCCCAGTTCGTGTAGGCGTCGAGCACGTTGTCGCTGGTGCCCCGGTGCGTCATGGCGCGGATGAGCCGGTCATCGCACCTGGCTGACCGCATGAGCCCAATCAACGTGCGCCTGGCATCGTGAATACCCCGGTCGACGCGAACGGCTCCACGGGCCTCTGGCGGGCGCCCGATGCCGGCCGCCGGCATGTCATTGCGCACGAACTGTTTGTGGTGCGCGCTGTGCGTGATGTAGCCGACGCCCGAGCTCTTGCCGTGGGCGGTGTAGGGCGGGAACAAGTAGTCGTCGGGTCGCGGGCGATGCCCGAAGAGGATTTCGTATTCCTCGTCGAGGTACCAATCGAGCCAGAGCTGGAGTTCGGGCAGCACGGGGACATGGCGCACCTGGCCCTCGGCGGCGTGGCGCCCCAGCTTGGCGGCTCTGACCGTCAGCATGTTGAGCGGCTGGCCGTCGCGGTTGTAGTGGTGGACCCGTTGCTCGGCCAACTCGCAGTACCGCGGGCCGGTGCAGAAGAACGTCAAGAGCGAGGTTCGGCGACAGGTGACGATGTCCTGAGCGTTCGCGATGGCGATGACTTCGCTGCGCTCGAACTTGTTCCACTCGCGCCACTGGGGATCTACGTCTCGGCAGGGCGGCAACTGGTCGCGCCGGACCTGCAATGGCGGCGGCAGCACGTCCATCAGCCCCTCGTCAACGGCGTAGTGAAGGATGGTCCGGAACGTGGTGTGGACGTTCCGGATCATCCGGCCCGAGAGACCCTTGTGGTTGATTGCGGTCGGGGCGGGCTCGTCATCGTCGAGCGCTCCGTCAAAACCGTCCTTGATCAGCTTGAACGACGAGAGTTCGGGAAACGTGTACTTGCCGAACGCCGGGATCAGGTGGTTGACGACGTGCCCCCGCTCGGTCTTGTTGGGCGGGCTCTCGTTCTTGCCAACGCCCTTCTCGGTGCGCAGCTCGACGACGCGCAGCGCGAACGCCTCGAACGTCATGCGGGCGACCTTGCGCTTGGAAGGATGAATCCACGTGCCCGCCTCGATCTGGCGGGTCAACTCGACGCGCTGGGCTTCGCGCGCCTTGACCCCTGGGCGGCATGGCTCTTGAGCTTGCGGGGAGCCGGGCGGCTTGTAGCGCCACCAGAGATTGGGCTTGCGGCCCGGCTTCCCCTTGTTCTTATCGAGCAGGTAAAACTTCACGTCGGCGACTCCTGGATCGTTCCGTGCGATTACGGAACCAGCGGTCTACAGCGGACAGCTCGAAACGTCGAACCCCTCCGACGTCGTAGTGCGGGCAGTCGCCGTGCTTGATCCAGTTCTTGATCGTGCCCTCCGACACATCGAAGTGCGTGGCGATCTCGGTCGACGTGAGCCAGTTCTTGGCTGTAGTGGCGGGCTTGCCGTCCAATTCCTCGCGCACCGCTTGGCGCAAGAGCTTGATCAGTTCGTCCTGTGGCATCACTACGAGATTTTGGGCCATGGCTCACCTCAGAACGGGATATCGTCCGTCTCGATCTCTTGCTTGAGCTGGGCGGCGCGCTCGGGATTGGCTGGGAACGTGGGCTGGGGGCGAGCTGGCGCCGGCGCCGGAGCTCGGCCGTTGCTGCGCAGCGCCACCACGCGCCCGCGCATCTTCGCCGCGAACGCCGCCGCCTGGCCCTGGTCCATCTTGTCGCGTATCTGCAAGCCGCCTGCGCGGTTGATCCAGCGGACTTCAACGCCGTCTCGGACTTCACCCGTCTTGGGGTTGGTGAACTCCTTGGCTTGCACGACCAGGTCGACGGGGTTTTTTTCGATGCCCGTCAAGTCGCAAAGGTCGTCGCCTTCCCAGCCGCAGGTACGCAACGCCTCGATGGTCTTGTCGGCGGTCGCCTCGGTGAAGTACCCCCACCACGTGATGTGCTCGCCTTCGTGCTCGCCTTCCAAAATCTGGAAGTCGACGCCCACCTGTTCTTTGCCGTTGCTCGAGTAGCCAAGGCCGGCGCTCAGCGCGCGGGCTCTGTGTGTGCCTGGGTTGATCATTGCTTGGTTTCCTGTGTTTGTTGGAGATGGATACGGGCTTCGAGACGTGAGGCGATCTTGGCGAGTTGGGCGGCGTTGTCGCCAGCCTTGGCTACAGTTTGCGCGACCAACTCGGCAAGCTGCGGGTCTGCGTGGGTCAAGAGCTCGGCGATCTGCGCGTGCAGGTTGGCGAGCGTGGCTGGCTGGCCAGCAGCCACGGCCTGCACGAAGTCTTCCCAGTAGAGCGGCAACTGCGGCGGCAGGCTGTGGCGGTTTTTGGCGTCGAACGCAGCGCTATGCTCGGTGTAGATGAACCGAGCGCCCGTGGTGACGCCTCGGGTGCGCTTGCGGTCGTCCTGGTGGGTGAGGGTTTCGTAGTTGGCAAACAGCACCACATCGGCCCACTCTTTGATTGCCGCCGATGAGCGCTTGTCGAGCTTGAGCTCCCAGCGATCGAAGTCATCGCCCGCTGGGTTTTTGAAGCTCTTGATCCAGCTGTGGGCCAAGAGCACGATCGCCATGCCCTTCTGCTCTCGCAAGCGATCAAGGGCTGCCGCCAGCCGGCGGAACTCTTCGTGGGCAATGACGTAGCCGCGCCCGTAGCCGAACGCCTCGATTGAGTTCTTACGCTCGCGCGCGCAGACCGATTTCCAGCAGAGCTGCTCGGCCCAGTCCAGCGTGTCAATGACCAGCGTTTCATAGCCGTGCTCTTCGGTGCCGAGCATGGCGATCGCCTCAAAGAGCTCTTCCCACGTGGCGGGCTTGAGGCGCGCGACGTCGAGTTCGTTGGTGCCGTCTTCGGCCGCGAGAAAGATGGCGTTGCTCGCATTGCTTGCGAATGTGCTTTTCCCGATGCCTTCGGGGCCATACAGGACCACGCGCATGGGCGCTGCGACCGGACCCTTGACCACGTTGCCGAGCGTCATGCGTGACGGCTGGGGGGGCCCCGCGGGCGCCTGGTTGAAACGGGACTTCATGTTTCGCGCGATCATGTCTTGTGCAGTGCTCATGCTACCTCCGACAACTCTTGGTGGACTTGCTCGACCCGCACAAAGAGCGCGGGGTTATCAATGGACTCGGTCCCGGTGCAGGGACCAAAGTAGTCACACGGCCGACCGTACCGCATGCACGAGTCGGGGTTTCTGGGGTGACGGCCGAGGGCATCGGCCTCGGCAATCAGCCGTGCTTGCTGCCAGGTGTCGTGACGGGCTTCGACCATCTCATCGCCCAGCCGCACGACCACGCCGCGCTGATAGTACTTGTCGGGCTCGGCAATCATCGCCTCGAGCATGCGCCCAGCGTACTCTTCGGGCGTTTCATCGACTTCGCGCTGGTTGGCGTAGAGCGCCCCGCTCTTGGTGTACTTGCGGGCCTCTTGCGGCGTGGCCTTGTACGGGCGCTGCTGGGGCTTGTAGAGCACATCGTAGAGGCATTCATCGATGGGGTAGCCCAGCGCGCGGGCGCCATCGAAGTAGACGCTGATCTGCGAATCCAGAAGGAGCCGCTTCCAGTACGTGCTCCCCGGGCCGATGTCTTCGCTGGTGGTCTTGTGCTCGATGAGCGTAATAAGGCCCGTGCGCTTGTCCTTCGCGATCACGTCCACCTTGCCGCCCAGGTCGTAGGTGCGCGATCTTGCGCTGGTGGCCGGGTTGATGAGCGGGGTTCTAAACTCACGCTCCACCGCCAGGACTTCATAGTCCTTACGGCCATCGATCCAGCGGACTTGGTAGCCTTGCAACATGCAAGCGAGCTTGGCGTGTTTGTACGGGTCAAGCTCCAGGCGGCCAAGCTCATCGAGCGCGACCTCGAGCGGGTCTACATCCCCTTGGGCGAGCCACCACGCCGCAAGCGCAAGGTGGATGGCGTTACCATCTACAAAGGCTTCCGGTTCGGTCGTGCTGCGGTAGCCCATCTCATAAGCTAGGTAATGCTCGCGCAAACACCGGCGCGCGGTCTTGAGCTCGCTATTGGTGATGACTCGGAGCCGGCGCTTGGCGAGCGGCTTGAGCGCCGCTGCCTCGTCGTCATCGCGCGCGGGCTCGACCGGCGACGTGTCGGTGCTCTTCCAGGCATCATAGGTCTCCATCGCCGCTTTTCTCCCCTGTGCTGACAACGCTCGCCAGCGACAGAACGAGTCATGCAACAAGTTAGATAACTAATCAACGGACAAACTCAAACAATCGATAAAAGCGTGGCATCGCTCGCGACATCACGGGGTCGGGCAAAAACGGGTCAGGCCACACCGGGGCCGTGCCTGCTACCTAAATCCGCTGCAGTTGCGGATGATCATTGTGGGGGCCGTTGCGATCGCTTATGCAACGAAGAATGCAAATCTCCCTCGAGCAGTTCGCTACGGAAGTACGCGAAGAGATTGGCCTATTTGGGCCAATCGAAGCGAAGGTGTTGGCTGTATGGCTGGGTTTAGAGCTGGTTGCGATGCCCTATCCCTGTGAAGGGCTGTGCGAAGGGCCGTGCGAGTATGGCCGGCCGCGAACGGCGGCGTACTACGGCATGGCTGGCGAGCTGGAGTGCCAGTTGCAGATCGCGCGCATCGCGTGCGCGAGTCTGCTAATGGACGTGGGCGTCGAGTTTCCCCGGATGGGGCAGGTCGACCAGCTAGCGGCGCTTCTGTGCGGGCCGGCCCTGCGGTCGGTTCCGATATCGGCGTGAGGGGGGCTTGACCCCCGCAGCCAGCGCATCGGCCGTGGCCCGCGCATTGTCGGCGGCCACGATGGCCTTGCGCAGCGCAGCCTCGGGCGTGGCGCCGCTCTCTTGGGCGGACTTGTGGGCCTCCATAAATGCGGTCACGTACGCGCGGGTCAACCGCTGCAGGGCGCCTTCGGGGCTGTCGAGAAAGCGCTTGAAAGCGTGGCGTTCGGCAGCCTCGGCGCCGAGCTCTTCGCAGAGCACGACAATGCCCTCGGCGCTGAGGTGGGGCTCGCGGCGGCGTGGTGCCCGGCCAAAGAAAATCTCCTCCATCGAGTAGCCGACCAGTTGGCACGCCATCGCGAAATTCTCGAGCGATAACAGGGTGCGGTCGGACTCGACCAGCGAGAGCGTGTTGTGCTGAATCCCGATGGCGCGGGCAAAGCTCGTGCGCGTTTCATAGCCGGCCGCCAGCGAGGCGGCCCACAACCGGCGCCCCGGCGTCGTTTCGCTGAGCGGGTCCTCCCGGTTGGGCTCGATGCGTGTGCGTGGAGGCATGACCCGTCGTAGCAGGGATCCTATGCAACTCGCAATATAACTTGAGGGACGCGAGCGGTGCCTCTTGTTTTTGGTATCTAATCATGTGCATAACTACCCGATGCGTCTGGATCAATGGATTCGGGGTCAGGGGTACGGGGCGCTGAGCCGCCTTGCTCGCGACACGGGGCTGGCCTACGGGACCATCTTCGGGGCCTACCGCCGCCAGCGCCGACTGACCTACGCCAACGCTCTGCTCATCCAGAAAGTCACCCGGGGCGAGGTGACGGCGCACGAACTCTGCACGGTCAAGCCCCAAAACCTCTTCAAGAAGTAAGGGAGGTTTGCTGTTGGATTGGCAGTCCGAGCGGTACGTGCGCCTGTATTGTCGCGACACCGCGACCTGGCAGCGCCTTGGCTTTGCCGGCCAGTGCATCCTGATGCAACTGCTGCGGGTGCTCGACAAAGACGGCCGCGTGAGCCTTGGTGGCTCGGAGCCGTGGCGCTTTGCCGCCGAGCTCTTTGACGCGCCCGAGGGCATTGCCAGAGAAGGGATGGCGGCGCTGCTCCAGCTCGGCGTGGTGGAGCCCCGCGACCAGGGGCTACTTGTGCCCAACTTCCAAGCGGCCCAGGCCGCAGCGAAGTCGGGCGCCCAGCGCATGCGTGAATACCGGGAGCGCCAGCGAGACACTGCGTTACGAAACGTCACAGAGCAAGGGTCACAAGCGCCTACCTATACACCCTCAAACGGATGCCATGATGTGACGAATCGTAACGATCCGTTACGCCGCGTGACGCCGCGTGACGCCGGGTTACGAAACGTCACAGTCCAAAATGGCTGTGGCACACCACCTTACGAAGACGACCCCGGCCAAATACAACTACCATCGCCCGCGCCGTGGATGCAGCTCATCAAGGTATGGGAGCGTGTGTCTAACAAGGGCATTCCCATCGGCGACCCGCACAGCCACAGAGCCCGCCTCGAGAGCCTCTGGGTGGCCTGCGTGGCCCGCGACCCTGCCGACCCCCTGGCAGTCTTCCGGCGGGCCGCTGAGGGCTACTGCGAAGCCCAGAAGAAGCGCGGCCGAGTTCCACGGCTTCAGTATTTCGCGACCGACTTCGAGGAGTACGCCGACACCTACAAGCCCAACGGCCGGCGCACATCGCCGCTCATTGAAGAGCTGGAAGCAACCAAGGCCCTGCAGGCTCAGGCGCTCAAGGCTGGCGACACCGGCACGGTGGATCGGCTGGATGCTGAACTGCGGCGCATCGGAAAAAGGATGACAGGTCATGCCTAAGGGTCTCGGGTCATCAATGAGCGAACACCTCGGGATGGACACGCGCGCAATGTGGCGCACGGTTACCGAACACCTCGAGACCGCGTGCGGCTGGCGTAGCATCCCGCAGAAGCCCACCGAGATCTCGCATCTAACGCCCTTGGCAATCGCGGAGCTGCGCGCGAGCGACGACGTAACGCGCTCTCACATATTGAGAGCCTACAATGACAGCGCGGTCGCGCGCAGCTCGGCCATTGCCGACAACATCTCACGCTTGCGGGGACTGCTCTGCTGCCTGCGCTACTGGCGCAAGGTCCAGCGCGCCAACCCCGACGACATGGAAGCTGCGCAGGGCGTGCTAACAACCTGGCACTTCGCCCGTGACCGATGGGGCATTCAGAATCCGCCCGACGATAGCCGGCAATGGGATAGCTACTCCGAGGCGCACGTATTGGCGATGGCAGACCGCATGGAACGGGGGCAGCGCCGGTCATGAAACCGCCATCAGTGACCAAGCGAACCTCAGTCCCCAAGGTCGGCAAGCGGGCCGACTTAGGCGGCTTGCGGTTTCGCTCGGCATGGGAAGCCAACTATGCGCGCTACCTGAACCTGCTCGTAACTCAGGGCCGGATTGCGAGCTGGGAGTACGAGGGCAAGACCTTCACGTTTGAGAAAATCTCGCGCGGCAACCGAACCTACATGCCCGACTTCAAGGTGACCTTACTCGATGGCGCTCACGAGTGGCACGAGGTCAAGGGCTACATGGACCCGGCGAGCCGTACCAAGTTGACGCGCATGGCTCGGTACTTCCCGGGCGAGACCATAAAAATCATCGATCGATCGTGGTTTCAGCAGGCCAAGCGCTCGGGCCTCGCGGGCGCGATTGTTGGTTGGGAATGAAAAGGAATACGCTATGAAGATCCCTAGACCGCAGGAGTTCGCAGTGGCCGCGCTTTTCATCATCGCGGCCATCGGCCCGGCGCTGGCCGGCTTGTGCTGCCATCTGGCGTGGGTCGGCGTAACGGCCGCCCTGCAAGCTGCGTGGAGGGCGGTCTCATGACCGGTATCGCCGACGCCCTCCGGCCGCTGATGAGCTCCGAGCGTCACAGCTGGGAAACGCCCGATGAGATCTTGACCCTCGTGCGCCAGCTTGGCCCGATACGCCTGGACCCATGCACGAGCCACGAAAACCCCTGCGGCGCGAGCGACTACTTCACGCATGGGGGTCTTGATACGAGCTGGCGCAGCAAAGCCGAGGGGCTTGTGTACTGTAATCCCCCGTATGGGCGGGGGATCGGCGACTGGGTGCAGAAGTGCATCGTGGAGTGGCTCGGGGGTGTGGAGGTCGTACTTCTCACAGCGGCTCGACCCGATACCGACTGGTATGACCGGGCGCGTCGGCAATCGTTGGCATGGTGCGAGATCAAGGGCCGCCTCACGTTCCGGGGAGCCAAAGCGCCAGCGCCGTTTCCAAGCGCGCTGCACTACTGGGGACCTAAACCTCATTTGTTTGCTCACGTGTTTCAAGGGACCGGAAGGGTCGGGGTGCGATCATGACGGCTAAACAAACCACGCTCGATCTGGATCTTGAGAAACGAAACCCCGTGATGCACGCGCACGCGGCCGACTTCACTGCGATGGATCTCGGGCACATGGTGGGCGACGAATGCCGCGTGATTCGCTGCCCGGCGTGTCAGCAACACTGCATCGCACAGGAGCGGTTTCATAACTGGCGTTTTGTGCATAGCGCGATCATTCAATCGACCACCAGGCGGGCGAAGTTCGAGCCGGTTGTGTATTGCGAGCTCGACCACGAGAAAGTCAAAGCGTTGGCCGAGTCGGGCGCGATCATTCGCAACCGAGAAGGTCAGATCTTAGCGGTCAAGTAAGGCCAGCACGGCGAGCGCCACGTCAAACGCGACGAACACGAGCAAGACAATCACGCCCGCAGTCGTGATCTTGAGCGTGTGAAGCCACGGCGCGCCCAGCATGCCCGGCGTGGTCGACATCGCGAACGCCTCGAGACCGAGCTCGCGTTCAATGGCCTTGAATGCCTCGCGAGCGGCGACGTAGTACCGGTGGGTCTTGAGCACGACGTGAGCCCCTAGAAGACTCGCCAGCGCTCCGGCCAAGTAGCCGAATGCCGCGACGATGCCCTTGCCCCCAAAGCCGGACAGGGCCGCCAGGAGCGCGACGTTCAAGGTCAGAAAGAATTGCAGGCGCGACCAGCCCATCTGGACTTCCATGCGGTACTCGGCCGCGTGCTCGGAATAGGCTTTCAGGAGTGCGTCGGGGGTAGGGGGCATGATTGAAAGCTCCTATCACTCGGCCCATTGCACGGGCTTGCCGGGTAGGGCAGAGCCTATCCGCCCACACTGGCTACATTGGCAGAGCTCGCGAAGCGTCACGGTGAGCTCGGGCACCACGAGCACTTCCGGGTGCTGGCAGCCGGGCGCGAGTAGGGCGCTTGCCGGGCCGGGTAGCCCGATAGGACCGCACGCCACATCCCGGAGGTACTGGCCCAGGGACTTGCCTGCGGCAGCCGCCCTAGCGGCGGCTAGGGCCCATTCCGCGTCACTAAATCGCACGCCCCGATTCGGGCGATTGCCTTTGCGAGCCGCATTCACCACGTTCACCCCCTTTCCCGCCCCGGAGGGGACCCCCCACGGGTTACCAGCCCGCTTACGGTGGGGAGCCGACACCGCCGCAGTACCCGGAGATAGGAGGGGTCCCGCAGAATTTGTATGTCGCACGTGTCTTGTCACTTGTCGAGTCATGGTTTTGGTTTCTGGCGCGCGATCCGTACCCCTTGTTTCACGCGGTAGGCATACAGCAGGGCCCGGGATTCCGCGCGCGAGAACCGCTCCTTACGCAAGCCCATGTCCCGCGCCAGCAACCGGATCTTGCGGGTCTCGGTCCCGAGGTAGCGCGCGATCGATCGCAGCGAGATCCCTGGACTAATGCAGCCGGGGTGAATTACAGTCCCGCTGCTCGGTTGTGCTCGCGTGCGTCGGGGGTCGGTCTGCATGGTGCTGGCCGACCCCCGTTGTAATCAGGGCCGGAAGGTTTCCGGCGCGACCTGCATCGCGACTTTCATCGCGAGATCCCACACAAAGTGATCGGGATCGTCGAGCCATTCGTCGCGATCGAACCAATGGGCCGCAGCTTCGGCAAGCTGGGTGAGGTTCATTGCCCGATCGTGCTGTCCGTAGGCGTATTCGTGCGCGTTGCTGCGCATCCATAGGAACACTTCGGCGCGGGTTGTCACGGCGTCACCTGTAGATATTCCCAGATAGCCTTGCGGGTGTACTTGATGCCGAGTGCTTTGCAGGTCCGCTTGAACCCTCCGCCATCGTAGTTCACCCCGCGTGGGTTGCGGGCAATGCTGGCCAGTATCTTGTCTGCGCACCGAGCGGCGTACTCTTCGGCCATCTCGCCGTCGTGGATGGCGTAGTCGGCTGGATTGCTGGTTACAGCCGTACGTAAGCCAGCGCGGTAGGCTCGCGAGAATCGATCGAATGCTTCGGGGTTCATGGCGTCACCTTGCCCGAGAAGTCGGCCAGCAATCGAGCCTGCATCGCGAGGTTAGCTTGCGCGTAGGAGTCGAACGGGCCCACAAGCAAGTCGTATCCAGCAAGCCTGCATCGCGCTCGCCATAGACTGAAGTCTTGCTCGATTGTGAACTCGATCTCGAGTGTTTGCTTGACCTTGAATGTCTTCACGAGTGTCAATCTCCCGGAACGGGTGGTTAGCGAATCGTTCCATGCTGCCCCCATGCTTGGCCATGGGGGCACCCAGCAACCATTCAGCTAAAGCCGACACATGTTGCGCACATGCAGAGCACGATCCCGCCCAGCCAGAGCACGACTAGGGCTTTCATGACTTCCCAGATCATGGCGACCTCCGCTTGGCTTGCTTCGCCATCTCCGCGAGACTGATCAGCTTGCGCGAGTGGTCGCAATCATAGCCCCAGTCGGTGTAATGTTGCCAAGTCGCGATGATCGATTCCGACCCCCGGCTATGGCTCACATAAAGGCTTGAATAGCCTTGCTCGCGAATCCACTCATAGCGGCGCTTCATCCGCGCTGCAGT